CAATGATCAAAGGTCATAAATTAAGTTCCAATTTTGAGAGTAGATATTCCTTACATAAACCAGAACGAACAATATCCTGAACACCAAATTCAATGATGTCAACTGATGGCATGTACCGCAATATTCTCATGAAATCACTAATACCATTTCTTTCATTCTGTTTTATTAAATCAGTCTGAGTTGCATCACCACAGAACATAATCTTGGTGTTCTCACCTACCCTTGTTATTATACTATCTAACTCATGAAAATTCAAGTTTTGAAATTCATCTACTATGATAATAGCATTATCAAATGTAGTACCACGAATGAATGATGTACTCCAAAAATCAATTGATCCTTGAGTCTTTAAATTAGCATACAGCATTTGAAAGTCAGCCTCTGTACGCATCTCAAACATATACTTCACCATATTCTTATAAGGAATCTGATAGAGTAATGACTTATCATCATGGTCACCAGGTAAGAATCCAATCTCTCTGGTGGCAACAAGTGACCTTACAATATAAATTTTTTCATGAGGTGTAGTAGGATCTAATACATCCTGAAGTGCATTATAGAGAGTGATAAAAGTTTTACCAGTTCCTGCTGCACCATAAGCAACAAGATTCTTACCTTGAGCGTAAGAATCAAATAACAATTTTTGATTGTCAGTTAAGGGTTCTATATCCCTTAACATATCAGTATTGATTGGCTTCTTTCTTTTCATCTGCTTTACAGTTAATCCAACTCCAATAGGTTGGTCACCATTCTTTTTCTTTCTTGTCATATTCGTTAGTCCACATCAAAGGCAGATTGAGTTGAAGATTCATAAGATCCTTTCTTAGCTAATCTTCCAGAGATACCTCCAGATTTTTCAGCTTTCTTGAGGACTTCTCCCCATCCAGGATTCTTATTAACAAGTTTATCTCTCCACTCTCCAACTTCAATTCCTAAACTTGGAGAATTTTCAGGAGTAAAGTATCGTTGCCAATCAGGGTTGTCTTCTTTCCACTGATCCCAATCATGAACACTCATCACGACTTCCTTTTGTTCACCAGTTTGTTGATTAATAACAGGATATGTTGCCATATGAATACAATAATGGATAGTTATTTAGACCCATTCAAGGGCTTCAGACACTGCAGGGAATTGTTCGGTAAATACTCTTCTACATCCCTCTGCAATTATCATATGCTCTTTCTGAGTTCCATGTGCAGACCTTAGATTAATATAATGTATCCAAGAACGGCATGAACCAGTCATATAGATTCTTGTGGGAGTACATAAGGGCAATACCATTCTAGCACATTCTTTCGCAACACCAGCATCTAACATCTGAGTATAAAGACTCTTTGCAGAACTAAAGAGAGTAATCATCTGACGTTCAAATTTATCAACTATCTCAGGATCTAAATCATCAGTAGAATTCTGACGATTCTTTAGATCTTGCTTACGAAGTTCTGGTAAGTCAATCTCACCTAATGCAGTACTAGCAGCATATCTCTGTGAGAACTCTTGGAAAGTAAAACTTCTATGTCTTAATATCTGTGCAGCAATAGCACGAGTAGTTTCTATCTCAAGAGTCATAGTAGACTGCTCAAAGACACTCCAATGATTATGCTTGATGCAATACTTTAATAGTCCTGCATACTTTTCATTATCTTGATTAGATGGATTAGATACTCTGGCAATATATGCCATCATCTGCTCTGCATCAGGGGTAACACTAACAAGTTTTACAGTCATTCATCATCCTCAAATACTTCATCATAGTCGGCTAATGCACCTACTTGATCATTGTAATTTTCTTGTTTATATGCATTAATATCAGAATAAACTTCTGACTCCAATTCTGCTACGATCTCTTTGAGAGCCATAACTAGAACTTTTAATTTTCCTTTATTCATTTGTGTTTAAAGTACTTATTAATAACATCTACTTGATCCTGATATTTAGCAATAATATTTAATTCTGTTTCTATTGCCTCTGTAATATCAGAATGTTCACCTATCCCTGCTGGATTAGAAAGATATACTTCTACGTTTGCAACATGTTTTTGAATATCACCTTGAGCATGTGCTAATAGTGCTTTAATTAATTGTTCTCGCATAAGTATTCTCTATTCATTAATATTATATAATAAAAAAGGGGGTATGTAAACCCCCTTTATCTTAACTGCAAGGTGCTGCCTTGCTCTTCACTTTGATACCACGATACATTAGATCGAAGTTTCTATTCTTTGCTGCTTCAGCAAGAACTTTCTTATTGTAATCTGCAGAGTCGTACTCGACTCCACGGTAAGTGACTTTTGCCATTGGCTTTCTCCAAAGTAGTAGGGGTTTTAATCCGTTCCTTTAGTCGGCTTTTGCGTCCCATGTACATTCTTTCGTATTGCTCTTTATCATTTGAACTATTTCAGTTCTATATGATACCGAAGGTTCTATCTTAGAGATAATACCTTTAGCATCTTCACATGTTAAAAGAGTAGCGATTAAGAATGGCATGAGATGAACGATCCGTTCCGAGTCGGCTTACTTGCGTCCCCAATACGGGGGATGAACGATTGTGTTAATAATAACACATGTATACTATATATGCAAGTAATTTTGTATTTAGTGATACGGTTTTACAACTGTCTACCAAATTGATCAGTTAAACCTAGTTTTTTTACTTCTCCTAAATTAGATTTCTCTGCTTTCTTAATCCTTTTATACTCTTTAAGTATTTTATCTACTTCATCTCTAGATACTCTAACGTTTAATTTATCAGCACCTGCATCAGGATCAGAAAATCCAACTCCAGAATCTTTCTTCTTTTCTTTTTCTTCTAAGTAATCATTAATACCAAGCTGAATATCTGCTTCAATGATATCATTGATTTGAGATCTGAGTAATTCATCGTTATCTTTATTCTTAGACATTAACCTTTCCTCTTTTTACGTTTTGGTGGTGTTTTGTATCCCCATTGTGATGGGTTTATACTTCCATATCCAAATTCTATAGATTGAACTGCACCCTTACCGAAACGATCAAAATAAAAATCAAAGACATTAACCATCTTAGAGGAGCGAGTTAAGTCAACACGTTCTTTTCCTTCAACAACATACTTAACAATAAAAGCATCAGTAGGAAACTGTTTATCTTGAGCTTTATCTTGAGTAGTTTTTTCTAAAATAATTTCACAAGAATATGCTGAAGGATCAAAAACCTTTTCAGGTTTCTTAAGTTCTTCTGTCACTTTGTTATCAGTTTTAGTTGCTGGTGCTTTTCCTACTGGTGCGGTCATACTCTACCTCCCCACTGAACGTCTGGATATGCTGCCTTAACAATATCAAGAGGGATATTATATAAATCAGTCAACTTCTTATCCTTAACATGAACTAACAACTCTGCTTCTTTAGGATGCAATCCTTGAAGTAAATTAATAAACATAACTTCTCTACGCATTCCATTGAGATTTGCATTACCACCCTCAACAAAATTATAAAGGTTTGTCCACTCTCTACGTAAAGATGTTTTATTTCTGCCATCTAAGTCTTGACCTGTAGCAGACTCCCCACCAGCAGCCTCTCTTGCAATATTATCTGATAGAGTTCCACTAAAGATCTGCTGCTGTTCACCGTCACCATAAGGAACATCTCCTTCAGGCAATAGACTCTTTATACAATCATCAAAATTCCAAATGAAAATAGATTTAATAGAATCATGCTCATAGTATTTTAGTGCCTCTACCTTTTTAGGTTTAGTTTTTTGCTTAGAAGTAAGATCTAATACCTCAAACACAAAAGGATTGGTAGGCAAAGAGTCTATACGTGGAGCAGCAGGTGATCTCTTCTTAGGTGCTGCTTTAGTCTTCGTCGTCGTTGTCTTCGCTGGTGTCATAATTGTTTTCAATTCTTAGGGCTAAAATTTCATCAGGAACTAATTGTCCATTTGCATCAAACATTTCTGGATGAGTATATACCACTTGAGGAGTAGTTTCATATGAATGCTGTCTTGCCATCCATCCTATCATACCTCCCACCAAAATTGCAAGGACAGATATTACTGTCATGAGGGTCAAAGTTACTACTAGTGTTTCTGACATGGCACTACTCCTAATTTTTTACTTTT